TCTCTCGTTGCTTGTGCTGATCCCAAAGTATGAAGCCTATACATACTATGAAACCAATCTCTATGAGGGTTGATATGTCAATCATGATACGTACCGTGCAATCTTGTACTCCAAGTCAGTGTGTACAATACCGTGCCAGCCGGACAACTTGTTCTTAACTACGTTGATGTGACGCTGGTTGTCTTCTTCTTCCTGCCCCTCAACTGTAGGGTTCTTGGAGATCATGATCATCAAGTCTGCCTCTGCAGCTTTACCTGTACGTGACCCCTCCATCATAGCCTGATTGAGTACAACCTTACCTTCTGCCTCTGCCGAAAGCTGAGACATGTAGAATACTGCACAGTCTTGTTGCTTTGCAATCTGTCTGGCATGAATGGCATTAGCCTTGAGTGCTTCATCGGGACGTGAGAACCCAGCAGTACGTGCAAACTTGTCACCCATGTCCAATATAACTACATCAGGTTTGTAAGACTTACACACTGACTCAACCCAGTTCATGTCACGTCCTGTTGCATCTTTGAACATGATCTTGTCACGTATCTTGGCAAAGATTGCCATAGCCTGTGTCTTGTTCTTAACGATCTCGTGCTTGTCCATACCTGTAGCGGCTGTGATGTAGCGGTGAGCTACACGGTGGTAGCCTTCCTCATTACACAGTACAACTACCTTAGCACCCTGCCATGCAAAGCCATTAGGCCCAGCTACAAGTGAGGCATGAAAGGATGTCTTGCCTGTATTTGGACGTGCACCTACCTCAATGAGGTGACCAGCATTGATGCCCTCAACCTTACGTGTCAACGTAGGGATGTTGAATGTCCACTGTGACTCAAGGTCAGTCATTGCAATGATCGTGTCTAAGTCAATGTCCTCCCACTCAACCTTGAGGTTGGGAGTAAAGTCATCACCGTACTGCTCAAGCATCTGACGTAGCGGGTCAAGGCTGGACTTGCTACCATTTACATAGTCGAAGCCAAGGTTGGCAATGTCTTCACCTACTACCTGTTGGAACAGTTTGGATAGCACCTCCTGTGCTACGTCACTGCCCATAGGTTGCTCCTTACTCACTTGCTGGAACAGATGACTGTACGCCTGTTTCTGTGCAGTTGTGAGGGTAGGGTTGTTCGCCATGAACAGAGCCTCAATCTCTGCCGGAGTAACGGTACGCTCGTAACGATCCATTGCTGTGTCGATTGCTTGCTTGATCTTACGGACATCCTTGCTGAACAATCGGTCGGGGCAACGTGCGCCACGGTGATCGTCATAGAAAGTCTTGTCCATCAAGCTTCGGATAAGGGATAGTTCCATGTGTGTCAGTCTCCTAGTGCTGAAAGGTTTGCCATGTCGGTTGGCTGTTTGTATTTAATATCGTCTGTAAGTCGCAGTACCTTTACGGTGTCTACGTAACCCCGTAGTTCCTTTGCGAACTGTAGGGTCTTGGGTAAAGCATCGGGGTCTAATGCTATTATCGCCGTTGAGAATTGCGATAAGTACTCCTTATGTCCATTGGACAATGACGTACCCAACACAGCTACCCCAACATATACACCACCATCACCTACAACGGCAGCACTTATGCAATCCTCAACGACTACCGCAGTTTTACCACGTCCAGAACAGTATGGCAATACACTTTTTCCATACCGCTTCCACTTGGGTATACGATTACCAAGTGATCTGCCCGTAGCATCTACAGTAACTCCACCATGTACAACAGGGAACACCACACGATGTTCCTTCACATCGTACATAAGTCCTAACTGTTGTGCATCAAGTTCCCATTGTTCACAGAAACCTGCAATTTTATTGTAATCACGTACAAACGAATCGGGTCTAACGAATGTTGATACGTGTGTCTCTTCTGCAACATGACCTAACGATCTACGTATGTCATCCGCAGTTAGTGTAGTACGAGTACCACCTGATACAGAGCAACTTGCCTTGTAACAATTCCACATGATAGTACCCATGTTATTTGTAACGGTGAACGTATTCTTAGTATTACATGATGGACAAGTCATACGTCTTGTCTCACCATTTACTAATGATAGATCACTTATAATGTTATTTATATTCATAAGTACTATTCACTTTCTGTGTTACTCGCTACCACTCGATTGTACACTTACATTTCTCTGTGTCAATGCACTATTTGCAGAGTGGTACGTATTTTTTAGATATGGTTTCACGGAAGACACATGTGCATGTCCTGTTACGGACATAACTTGGGGTAGTGGTACACCTGCATCAACCATCTGTGTTACTCCTGTTCTACGTAAGTCCATAAGACGTAGTTCCTCTGGTAAACCAGCTAACCGCATGACCCTGCGGCCTACTTTTGACAGCCTCTCCATTGCATACGGTACATATGCACCCTGTACAGGACGTGGGTGAGGTGCTACGTACTCTTGAAAACCAAAGTCATTACGTTGGTCGTTGAGCATTGAACATAGATCATCAGAGATGGGCAGTGTTACGTCAGCCCTACGCTTACTCTGTTCTAAGTTAAGTACTTGTTTAGACAGACTAATGTTCTCCCACTTGAGGTTGCGCATGTCACCTAATCGTTGGCACCATTCGTATGCCATCTGTACAATGAGACCAAGGTTACGATACTCATAGTCACTGTAGGCTACATCAAGGAACTTGATAACGTCACCGTGTGTCCACACTACCTTACGTTGAGGTGTAGACTTACGCTTAATGTTAGCCCACGGATTCTGTGTGGTATGCCCCATCTGTATTGCATAGTTGTACACTCTACTGGCACAAGTGGCGGCATGATTAGCAAAGCTGATGCCACGCTTAACCCACTCCTCATACGCAGCCTTGGCAATCTTTGGTGTAACCAATTCATACTTACGTGTACCCATCGTTTGGTGGAGGACAGTTAGGAAGTATCTGTAATCCACTTTAGTGTTAGGTCGTAACATGTTGAAATCATTAGACTGATAGTAGAAGTTTATCAAGTCCGTCACCTTGCTGTTAGGCTTTACTTGTATAACAAGAGACTGCTCATGCCTCCACGCATCAATGGCTGCGTTGTGTTCCTTCACAATCTTGCGCACCTCCTTCATGTCACTGCCGTACTCCTCACGTTGCACGACACCTTCATCTACAAGGGACTGCGGTGGGTTGAAGCGGTATGAGATCACCCCAGAGGGTGACACTCGTTGTTGTACGTAGCGTGGTAGTTTAGGCATAGACTATGCAGCCTCCAACAAACGGAACCTGTCATCACTGACCCACTTACTTACCTCTTGCTCACGTGACCACATAGACATAGCCTGTGTGTCGTTGCCAGTGTTCTTGAGGTTGAACCCATTGCGTTCATCTGCATAGGTAGCATAGTTAGTCATAGCACTATACAGTGCGAACTTATTGTGACCACGGGTCGATGCCTCTTGCATGTACAAGCTGTACATCTTCTCTGACTTACGCTTAGACCCCAGCATGTCATCAAGCAAAGAGCTTACGTCTACATACTTGAGGTCAGTGTGTGCCCACACTTGCATCTGTTGTGCTTGCTGGTAGAAGTCGGTACGGGCACGGTTAAGCTCATAGATGAAGCTCTCCATAGAGAAGTTGGATGTGTTCTTCTTGCGCACTTTGTCGTGATCTCCTGTGATCATACCATTGGTACAAAAGAAATCAATTGCACCAAAGAATACTTGGTTGCTGCATGACCCATCAATACCGTGCAGACTGATGATACGATTACCGATCTCAGTTTCAAACTTGTCTGTGCTGATGTCCATCGTGACATTGGGCAAAGTGATGTCGAGCATAGCCCACGCACCATTACGTGCAGTTTTGAAGTTGTACTTAGCACCATCAAGATCATCGTTGGATAGCGTCTCTGTGGCTGTATCTACTACCCCACGAAAGAAGTCACCATGCGATGCACACTTGAAAGATTTACCAACAATACCAAGTGGTTGGCCTGTACTTTGGTTGATGACGTACTTCTTGTCGGGCATACGTGTGTCCTCAAAGGCTACGTCAAAGTCTAAATATTCTGGAATATCAAACGGCATACTATTCTCCTATGATTGTATGTACGGCAACTGTGCCATAGTTATGTAGTATATGTCCACCCCTGTACTAGTAACGATAAGCTATCTGTAGAATAGGTGTGACCCATAAGTCACAGTCTTAGATAGGGATGCACTCCAGTACGGGTTAACGTACCTTGCATGATAATGTGTAGCACCGTTGGTAACGTCAGGCACTACACCTGTGAGTACTTGATTGGCTACCAGCACGGACCTTGCCCATGCCAGTATCTCTGTGGGTTCGTCAGGTTTACCGTCACAGTACCATGTAAACTGGCACTTGAACCTGCCCTTCTCATAGCCTTGATGCACTACGGAGCATACATCATCAGGCCATCGTCCACTTGCAACTCTGTTGAGTACAACATGAGCCACAGCGGCTTGACCCTGCAACGGTTCACTACGTGCTTCGTGATACACATTGAGAGCCAAGCACATTAACGCTGCGCTAATCATTGGAGCACCATAGGTGAATCATGAATGTATCCATAGCTTGTGTACTCTGCATGTACGTACTCAGCACAGTCAATGAACTCAATCTTTGTGCCGGGATGGTCATGAATAGCCATGTGAATTGCAAATTCAACTGCACTGTTCCAACTGTTTACAGCGGGATACGTAGTGTCGAGCTTGACCACGGATGCTACACCGTCAATCTCAAGCGTTACGTCATATGCCATAGTAACCATGATTAATCCACCTCACTGTCATAATACCAAGCAGTAGGATCGTCAGGCAATACGGAAGGTAGCCAGTTATTAGGGTTGCCGTTTTCATCAGTGCGTGGTCGGAAGCTAAACATACTCCTCAACGCAAGGGCCTTGTCTCTTACATCCCTGAGTTGTGACATACGCACATCCATCATCTCCATTGTGTCATCAACCATAGCATCAATGGTGTTGTAGACATCCAAGAGTATCATTACTTCGTCACGGGTCAGTTCAGTTTTTATTGTCTTTGTCATAAGCCTAGCTCCTCTCTTACTTTCATTAGCACCGTGGCACGATCAAGGTAATACTGCATCAGGGCAACGTCATCGTAATCCGCCTCACCCCATGACCCTATCTCCATGTCATTCTCAATCATATCCTTGAGCATTAACAGTTCGTTTGCGCTTAGTTCTAGGTTAGTCATCACACTATCTCCTATCCTGCAAAATGCCCAAGCTTACGGGCGGTGTTAAGTGTTTTGAAAAAGTATACTGTACGTCTACCAAAGTGGTAAGCTACAGATGTCTGCATACGTTGACGCTTGAACCATCCCCGTGATTGAGACTGACGCTTACGCATCAGCCCCTTCTTACCAAAGAAGTTAAAACGAAAACCTTTTGTACCATCATTCAATGGTTTTGTTGCTACAATTACAAACATATTATGCTACTCCTTCAAGTTTGCTGTCAATCTCTTTCAGCCATGTAACTAAGTGCTTACGCTGACGCATCAGCTTACCACGCTCCATGTTGTTTTTGCCCTCAATTAGGCCGTGTGTTTTGAGCACTTGTACACGGTACTCAATACGGTTCTGCAACTCATTGAGTTCCTCAGACATAACACGGAACGATGACGTTTTCCAATTAGCCACAATGTAATCATCAATTACAGAGTAATTGTATGTGTACTTACGTGCTCTTTTCATGTGGAATGTGTGCTGTACATACAGTTCTGGGTTAGTTGATTTAACTACTGGGCGGGTTGTTGTGTTAGTGTTGGTCATGTTGTGTTAGCTCCTTTTAAGCTGCTGAGGTAAGTTCAAGTGTTAAGTCAATGCTGTGCCATCCTACTGGCATACATACATGGGCATATCCAGTGTCCAGTTGTATAAGTATATCACCTACTGACATACTGTATCGGTCACGGATATTGGCGGTCTTGATGGAACCGTCACCGTATCCGTTGCCTTCATCAAAGATGGCTTCAAATGGTGTACGATCCCTGTCTTCAATGTCGTGCATAATCATGGTAGGTTCATACATATTATGAAACAAACCGTCATGCACGGCATCTTCTACGGTATCTTTGTTGGGCATACCCAATGCAAAGTACGCTTTGGCATATACAGATGTTGGCATATTGTTGATGCGATCACTGTCTACATTTGTACGTTGGTAAATCATATATACTGACATGGTTAGGCTACCTTGTTGCTGCGGTAATTGGTTACACTGTTACGCAATGTCTGTTTACGTTTGCGTTCTTTGTCACGCTCACGTTTCCAGTCATCATTGAATTTAGACTGTCCAACATTGGACGTTTTTCGTTTAGTCATCTTGATGAAGTTTTGCATCTCGTATTGCACGGTACTTCTCCTGTTTGCGGTTACGTTTAGCTTTGCTACCCTTCTTAGGTAACACTACCTGTGGGGCTTTGCGCTCTTGCAGCATAGCCTTTGCCACAGGATTTACAACCCCCACAGATACTTTTTTAACCATGTTCAAATCCATATGTTACACACTCTACATGATACCGTGACACTACGTCACCAGTA